CACTCTCCATACGTTGCCCTATCCGGCCAGTCACGCATTATATATACATCTTCGTTTTCATTTACTGCTGCCCATAGTGCTGAATAGTTTCTGGCACCAGCTGGGTCAACCACTTGATAAACTGTAAAGTCATCGTTGATTTCGGGGAACTTCATACCGTGTTTGTTCTCCTCATCTCCGAGTACATTGACTTCAGTAGAAAACAATGGTAGCAATGAAGTCATTGACTTTACTGGCACACCATATGCTCTAACCATTATATCTTCTTCAGAACGATTCGCTAAGTCCTTAGCTATACGTTCGTATCCACCGAATGGATTTTCGTCCGAATGAAGATAAACAATGCTTGCATCTCTCTCTGGACTGTATTGTTTTACTGGTAATGGCTTATTCGATAATAGTTCAGCTTCTCGTGTTTCTAATGTTTCTGCTCCTTTTAGGTACTCTGATATAAATGGTGTATAACCATCAATAGGTGTGAATCCAATAAGCATCTTTGAATCCCGTGTAGCTAAACGAAAGCGTAGTGTATTAACTAATGCTGAGTCACCTAGGTATTCATCAAGCCATGCTCCAATGTTTAGGCCCTCTGTCTTTTTGAACCCGAACTCAAAACCCTCTAAGATAGTTTGATTGTTACTGTACTGAGTATAAGTCTTGAAGTCAACACGGGTACGTGTGTCCGGAAATATAAATGAACTACCAGTGAATCCATTTTGCATAGAAAAATTAATATAACCTTCTATACTCTTAGTCTTTCTCTTGAACTCCTTGGGCATCATCTCCCAGATTGCTGCTTGCTGTACTTTAATAGAAGTATCAGCGTTCTGTGAAAAACAAACTATATGTCCATCAGTGTTCTCAGTTACTGCTTGCATTACTAACTTAGCACAACCAGTAGTCTTTCCGGAACGATTACCACCGAGTGTTAAGCACTCGTTGTGTTCCTTGAGCCCGGCCTTCATTCTATCCCACCCGGCTAAATCAAAACCGTATCTTAGTGGGTCTTCCTCGGCAGCAAGTATTCTACCCTCGTGGGCCTTGTGTAATTCAGCTAGTAACTTCGGCTCCTTTTGTGCTAACAAAAGAATCTCTTCATCACTTGGTGCATCCAGTATAGGATGCTGTGTAAATTTTAATTCCATAAAGAATCATCATCGGATATATCATCAGAAAGTTCTTCTTCCTCCCAGATTATATCCAAGCCATCGGACTCCATATCTTTCTTTGTTTCACTTACTAACATCTTTCCTACTCTGAAATTAGTATAGTCATAATATAAATCACCCTCGTCATCCATGACAACGAACATATAGTTACTGAAGTGCTCACCGAGGTTACCCCGGATTCTATCAAATAAATCATCGTAGTCACTATCAATCATCTATATCTATTATCTCCGCTTTCTTTATCTTGTCTAATCTATCACGAGCAGCCTTGATTGTCTCCTCGTAATCTTCTTGAGTATACACCCTACGGTCTTCAGTTATTTGTGTAGCCTCACCTCTAGCGGTAAGTGCCTCACGTGCTGAGTTAGCTTTTGCTATTGAAAGTTCTTTTAAGTCCCGGAAGGTTGGTTCTAGCTCACCACTCTGGAGCCGGCTCCGTACTGATTCAATCAAGTCCTCTTCTAATGAAGACATATCTAAGTAGTTCCGGGCCGCTATCTTTCCGGACAAGTCCTTGAACTTACCTAAGTGGTCAGCGTAATCAGTCAGTACACTTATTACTGTCTGTCTATCGTATCCGTATTTCCTAACAAGCCGGGTCTGGCTATTGCCAGTTGCATATAAGTAAAGCATCTTAGCTACCTTTTCCGGGTTATGCCGGCTTAGGCTACTTATCTGTTGTATCTCTTTACTATCAGAAACATCACGGATTGATTCCGTGATTTGTTTCATTAACTCTTCTTTGTCTTCGCTCATGGTATTAAGTCCTTTAACCTAAGTAGTATACCCTTACTAGTATTATTATCCCCACCGAGTACGTCCCGGCCGGTTCCTATATAGCTTCTAGCTATATCCTTTAGCTGATTGGTAGGTAGCATTATATGTAAGTCCTCTACTACAAAACAATAGAAGTCCGAATGAGTAGTAGCTAACCCGGATGGTTTACCCCGGCTCTTGTACTCAATAAATATATTCCCAGTCTTCTTAGCAATCAAGTCCCGCTTGACCTCCACTTTCTTATTAGCAAAGGTATCAGCAAGCCCGGCCTCAGCCACTTGCCCTACCTCTAAGTCATATCTAAAGTCCGAACAGTATTCCATTTATTTCCAATTATCTTTAGGAATTTACAACTGTCAAGGATAATCTGTGATATAATCGCAAGGTCTCCTTAAGGATTTACCTTAACGATAAAAGCTTTCTAACAAAAGAAAGCTAAACCTTAAGGATACCGTAAAGGAAGGTACTGTCAAGTAAAAAACCCTATGAATTATATATTTTTTTACGGCCCTGTTATTGATATATATGTGTTCTGTGTTCCGTAACTGTCGACCCCCCCGACCCCCGTCAGCCCTAACGATTTTTAAATTGGCGAACCACACAGACATCCCCATTAGTAAGCCTTATGGAAGCCATTAGTTTTACTTATGTTTTAATATTAGGGATTCTTATGCTTTGAATAAGTAATTTTCTCTCAAGAGAGGCGAGGGATTCAAGGGCTGTTGATGGCTATATTTAGGGGCGTGGATTTGGGGATTATGGCTTATACTTTGCAGTAGATAATTTAATGCACATCTATGCACATCTTAGAAAACCGAAAATGACGAGGATTGGCTGTATGTACTGTGAATAAAAGGTGAATACCTAGGCACCACTTGTAATATCGACCTCTTGTAGGGGCTGTGAGGTAGCTTTATGGAGACATTCGCTAATGCGAAAAGCGTTATTTTTACTGATAATCAACGACTTACGACACAATAATAACGATAAATGGGTAAGCAATTGCGTCCGCAAACGGCTTGTTTATCACAATTTCATAAGCTGTTGATATTCAAGAGGTTACAAACAAAATGAAAAGAAAATGAAAAAAGATGTCAATAATGTTGACAAGGTGTGGATAGTGTGACTTACTCTTAGGTACAGTTAGATTAGAAACGACCGAGAATTTGGAAGTGTTGCTCTAGGGAGACCTAGGGCGGGGGAGCAATCCTCAAGAAGTGCCGAGAGGAACTTCACATCCAAGGTGACGGGAGGAGTACGCTAGCTGAGGCAGTCACGAAGACCATTGAAGAGCCAATGAGAGTCAACCGCCAATCAGATTTTACACTAGATGTAAAGATGGTCAGCACCAATACAGGTTAACTGATGAGGCTTTTATAGCCGAAACACCGACCGCCAATTGGCGGTGTCTTAACCACAAATTATTATTATGAAAACACAATACATTACAACAAATGACGACATTGCAAAAGATGAATTACACGAATACTTGCTTTCGTGGAGCCTAGCCACAGAGAAAGAAATAAGTTTAGTAACATCAATAAACGGATACAACCTTGAAGCATTAGAGAGTATCTTATACAGTCGCACGGGCTACAGCGATTTGGAACAAGCACAGGATTGTATGTAGCTCAAGCCCGACAGGGCGGTGTCTTAACCAATTATTATTATGAAATTACAAACCACATTTACTGATAAAGAATACAATACAAAAGCTGTTGTATTTCAAAATGACCACCATAAAACCCATCCTTGGACATTGATATTCAAAGATGAAGATAGTGGATGCATTATCACAACTGAGTTCCACGACAACCGACCTAGTGCTATTGATACAGCTAGAAAGTATGTCGGAGAATACTCTTAAACTCAGCCCGAAAGGGCGGTGTCTTAACCAATTATTATTATGGATATAAAAGATATAAAATTATACACAGTCCAATGCCATTGGAAAGATGAAAGTGAATCAGAAAGAATGTTCAGAACTGTAGCCGTAGGTCGTCCCGATTTCCTCGACAAAGATGAAGAGGAGTGGACAGACGAACAGAAAGATTTTGATGCCCAAGTATTCTATTATTACGAAGACTACGCTGAGTTGAATCAGCACCTAAAAGATGGAGACGAAACACACCACGACTTCATCGTAACAAAAATTATCAACCAATAAACCAATAAATATTATGAAAGAAAATAAAAAGTTAATGAAGAAAATTTGGGACTTAATATTCCTTGAGTTACCAATACTACAAGTTGCTAAATTAAAAGTAATGCTAGATGAATATGTTGACGAACTCTTATGTACTTGTACTGAAGAGGACGAGCAAAAGATGCTAGACATTATCAACCAAAGAACACCTTAAATATTATGACAGTAAAACAATTAATTGAGGAGCTACAACTAATCGATGACCCAAACGCTGAGGTATACGTTGAACGAGAGAATAAGATAGGTACAACTAGGTATGAGATACGTACCTTTGAACACCTTGAAGACCCCGATGAATTCATCTTGTACTTCGAGTAACCTTAAGGATTTGCCCGCTTTCGAGGCGGGCTATACCCTTAAGGATACACACAGAGAATATGCCGTCAAGGGTATTCGGTGTCTTAACCAAATTATTATTATGAAGGACTTAACAAATGAACGAACCGCATTGCGGTCACTATTCAAGCACCTCAAAGAGAGTGGCTTTTCAATCAAGGAAGTAGAACCACAACACCTAGAAGATGATGAAGAAATACTAAAGGTCACAGAGGCTACAACCTTTGATGCAATCTTTGACTACTACTTTGTCTACGATGATGACTACATCCTTACTGTAGAGAAGGACGGCAAGACAGCTCGAATCCTACAGACTTGGTGGGGTGGTACAGAGGGACTGTACACTAATGCATCAGTACCCAAAGAGCTATTCGATGACCTCGAAAAGGCTACCGAATCTTGGTGGGATGAGATGCAAGAAAAAGATATACAATTTTAACAACCAAATATTATTATGAAAGAATACAAAGTAACTTGGAAAGAAATAGTAACCTATGAAGAAATCATAGAAGCAGAATCAGAGAATCACGCTATCGTATACAGCGGGGCTGAACCCGAAAAGGTACACGAAGATATAGCAGAAGGTTCTCTTCAAGTAGAAAGGATAGACTAATGAAAGTATATCTAATAGATGATAGACAAGTGGACTACCAAGAGGTAGGAGCAAGCCCACGCAAATGGACAGACGAAGAGTTCATTGAGTTTGCTGAATACGAGGGTACTGTGTACTCTTTGGAGGGTTTCCAAAAGCAGTGGAACACCAATCAATTAATCGAAGAGATAGAAGTTCGTGAACATTGGATTAGAATATTATGATTACATTTGACCAACTCATATTCGCACTAGCGATAGTCGAGAGTTCCCTCAATCCCCTAGCAGTAGGGGACAACGGGAACGCAGTCGGCTACCTACAAATCACACCCGCAGTAGTCGAGGATGTGAACACCTTCTATGGTACGACCTACCACACGGATGACCGATACGATACCCGAAAATCTGTAGAGATATGCAAGTACTATCTCAAGCATTGGGGTGCAGTATACGAGAAGAAGACGGGCAACAAACCATCAGCCGAAGTCTACGCTAAGATGTGGAATGGCGGGTGCTACGCTTGGAAGAAGACAAGTCCCAAGGTACTCAAGAATCTTGACATCTATTGGGATAAAGTTAATAAACAATTAGACAACATAGATAAATGAAACTCAACGATATACAAGACTGCCTCTGTGACTTGTACGATGTACATAAAAAGTTACCGAACCATATACTAATCAAGCCCAAGGATGATGATGGGACTAGCACAACAATCGCTGATTGTTTAGAAAATGTAATAGAAAAATTACAACAAGAAGAAGTAAGAAAATTAAATAAAGATAAAGAATATATATTATGAAGACACCAATACAAACATTGAATGAGTACGCTGACTACCTAGAAGAAGGCGGAATCAGAATGCACTCAGACGGAGACCTCGTTATGTCAGACGGGGAACTCCACGACCTTGTAATAGAGGCCACTCAACAAGAACCCGATGCGGATGGGTTGCCGACTGACACACAAATACTAATGGCAATCAACAATGCCTTATATCATCACTTCAACGAGGAATCAAATTTATGAAACAAGTAGAATCAATCAACGAATGGTATCAGATGCTTCAAGAGATTGAAGATAAACAGACACCAAAGCAAATCGAAATGATGGCTGAACTCCACGACCTTGAGGTACAAACTGAGGGTCGTGTTCAAGTAATTAACTACACAACAACTAACCCACACGGAGACTAATACAATGACATCAAAAGAAAAGAAGGAACAACTATTTGAACTATACATAGATGACCTACGCTACCTTGGTGCAGAGATACCTACTCTACATTGGGGAGTGAATACAAACGGGGACATCTATTTAATGTGGGACTCAATCAACGATAACATACACAAGCACCTAGCTTATGCTGATTTGTATATGGCGAAGATAGATGAGTTCGTAAACTATTTTAACCTCACCCATCATATTACGGATGAGGATTTGTAAATCATAATAATATAATAATTGTTGACATCGTGTGGTGAGCCGTCCTTAATGTGAGGATGGCTCACTTCTACGATTGTACTACCACTACCGACCCTAAGTTTGAGAAGAATGTAACGACACCCGCTCAAGCTAGAAAGAATAACACTAAGACCTACCCGTCAGTCACGACAGTGCTAGGCATAATCAAGGATGACTTTCTTGATTCAATTTATAAACCACGAATGATGGTAGACCTTGCCCGAAAGCACCCGAACCTAGTGTGGCAAGACATCGAGACCCTAGTGTACGGAACACGGGAACATCCCGTAACGGGAGACACGATAGGTTCATCCGAGTTTGGTACTGCGGTACACAAATGTATTGAAGATATGATTAACGATAATTGGCTAAACTTAGGTAGCGGATACGATGAACCATCGAGGGCTTCATTCGTGCGACAACCGAATCCGTATGAGCCCTGGGCCAAACCATTTGTAGAATGGATACACGAGAGCGGGACTAAGCCGATGTGTTGTGAGCATATCATTAGCTCAAGTACAATTAAGACCGCTGGTTCAATAGACTTTATGGGATACGATGATGAGGATAAATTATTCCTCGCTGACTACAAGTGCAGAACTAATTGCAAAGGTAAGGCCAAGACTTACCCGAAGGACTGCGAACAGTTGGCCATTGAATCCTTTATGGTAATGAAGGAGTACAAGTTAGATTACCTACCGAGATGCATTACTGTATGTGTGGACTGCGAGACAACCAAGCACTACCACAAAGAGTGGACACCCGAAGAGATGAAGAAAGGAATCGACAATTTTAAATACGCTTGCAAATTATATTGGAACAAAAGGATGAAAAAATGAGTGATGAAAATCCAAACTTAGAGTTCTATGAAGAACTCATACACGCAGACAATGCCATACAATTCGATGGCCTTGACTATGCTATCGTTGGTACAAGCCACGATGGATACTATGTATATGACTACGACAGAATGATTGAATGCTTTATGTCCGACAGTGATATGAAATACGAGGAGGCAATCGAATGGATTGACTTCAATGTATTAGGAATCAATGGTGGCACAGGATTCATTGTACTATACAGCCGTGAACAAATATGAGATAATCTATAAGCACTTTGATATGCCCACGGATTACCGAGGGTATCAAGTTAGGTGGGCCAATGACAAAGCACAAGCAGTCAAATATGTATGCCCGACCAAGCCCGACAAGGATGGGTACGGAACGACTAAGAAAGGTGCGAGGATACAAATACTAGAAGTAAACGAAAGGTAATTATGGGCAAGGGAATGCAACCGAAGAAGGGATACAATCAGAAACTGTACGAACAGAATTTCGATGACATCTTTAGGAAGAAAAAGAATGAGAACAACAAGACTACTAAGAAAAAAAGCAAGTGACCTACATACCCGCAAGCAAACTAGCCGAGTGGCGAAAGGAAAACGAACCAAGTAAGTGTCCGATACTTAATCGAGAGACTGATGACTGGGTAGTTGACCACGACCACAGTAGTGGTGAGATACGGGGAGTAATAAGTAGACAAGCTAACACACTAATAGGTAAGATGGAGAATGCATTTACATCAATGTGCAAGGGTGACCCGACTGAGTTGCCAACTGTACTAGAGAACATAGCATCCTATCTAAGGCAGCCCGACTCAGAGATACTACATCCTGTTGGACTCAATCAACTTACAAGTCGCTTCAAGAATAATTTAAAAAGAGATGACCAAGTGTTTTTATTATCGACATTGGGGTCAACAAATGCTGAACTAGATACTTGCATTAATGTAAAGCATCGTGTAAAACTATTTAAGAATTTATTAAAAAAATATTATGACAGAACTAAAACACACACACCAACTTGTACTGATTCAAGGCGAGCTGAAAGCTCCCAAGGGTCAGACAAACAAATTCGGAGGGTACTCTTATCGCTCCGCAGAGGACATACTCGAAGCAGTAAAACCTCTCCTACAAAAACATAACTCGGACTTAACACTCAGCGATGAAATCGTAGAGGTAGGAGGTAGAGTATATGTAAAGGCAACCGCCCGACTAGTATCACACAACCCATTCGCTGAAGTAGAAACCACGGCCTTTGCTCGTGAAGCTGAAGTAAAGAAGGGTATGGATGATGCACAGATTACAGGGTCAGCTAGTTCTTACGCTCGTAAGTACGCACTGAACGGCCTCTTCTGTATCGATGATACTAAAGACCCCGATGCAACTAACACGCACGGCAAGTCACAACCTAAACCATCTTCCGCTGACGAAGACTTATTTTAATAACTAATAATAATAACTATGAATCAATACGATAACACAAATCGTGGTCGCTTGTTTAAGAATGACCGCAAAGAAAAAGAAACACATCCCGACTTCCGTGGGGATTGCGAGCTATCAGTTAAAGAACTGAAAGCTTTATTGTCCGAGGCTACAGGTGACACTGTACCATTCTATGTAAAGGGATGGAAGAAAGTATCTAAGAATGATGTGGCTTATTTGTCACTCGCCTTTGATGCTAAGACAGAATCATCTGCACCAAAGAAACCTGCACCTGTTGAGGTAAACGATTCCGACCCGTTCTAATATGTATCACGATAAGGAATGGTGGGAACAGTTCCGACAAGATGAGGTGGATGAAATACTCCGCCTCACTAGTTTAAAGAACTCGGACTACACCGGTGGAGACACCCAAGATAATCCATTCGAGAACTTCGATGGGTCAACTGACTTCGGGATTGAACCCCTAGTTGGTGTAGCTCTACGGATGCAAGATAAGTTTCAGAGACTTAAAGCATTCAGCCGAGATGGTAAACTTTCCCTTGATGAAAAGGGAGATACCACTCGTGACATCTTTAGGGACTTGATAGGTTACTCCTTGATAGCCATAGGGATGCTAGAACGAGACAATAAATAACAGATAGGTGTGTTAGAATCTACGCCCCTTGCAATAACTGCGGGGGCTAGACTAACCACTATCAAACAAAGAAATATAATTATGTTAAAGACCATACACGAAGCCACAGAAGTATCACTCAATGCTTACAATGAAATATCCACAAGAGAAATTCCAAGTGAAGCAAAAGATAGATTCAAATTCCTGGGCCAATGTTTGAATGCTTTGACTGAGCAACTACAACAAGAGAATGATAGACTTAGTCGAACCACACAACACGGAAGCTGAAGAAAAACTAATAGCTTGCCTATGTCTAAGCGGGGACTCATCCGCATATGACACAATATCATCCATCATATCTGAGGATGATTTTTATTTCCTAAGACACCGGCTACTGTTTCGAGCAGTGGCCACTCTTAGTGGGGACAAACCGATTGATGAGGTATCCATTATGGAATACCTTAAGTCAATCGAGTGCCTCGAAGAAGTCGGTGGTGTTATGGGTATCATTGAGATACTTGGTAAGTCATCGAGTTCCTTACAGTTAAAGTACTATACTGAATTAGTACTAGAGAAAGCAAACCTAAGAAGATTAAGAAGAGCATACATACTAGGTGCCGAGAATGCATCTGCCGAAACTGCGACATCACAGCAGATAAAAGCAAATGTCGAAGAGCAAACATCAAAGGTCAGTCAGACAGCGGACAGCGGACAACAAATCCAAGATGCAGCTGATGAACTGAAGGAAGATTTTGCTGCCATGATGAGTGGAGAATATGTGAATGATGTGGTGAGAACACATCTACCACAGTTGGACTCAATGCTAGGTAGTGGAGGCATAGGTGCCGGTGAAGTTCTTACCTTATCTGCACCCACATCTTGTGGTAAGTCAGCACTTGCATTATACATAGCTACGCAAGCTATGCTTAAAGAGGCTGTACCTACCCTAGTATTCTCTTTGGAGATGCCACGTAAGCAAGTACTCAAGCGGATGGTTCAAGCCATTTCTGGAGTGAATCTAAGGCAGATACAAGAGCGTGTAATATCGGACGAGAATATGCAGAAAGCAAATGATGCGACTGACTTAGTTGCTAGTCTACCTTTCTATAGTATTCATACGGCCCGGAATCCACAGGATGTACTCAGCCAAGCTAGAAACTATGTGAAGAAACACGGGGTTAAGTTAGTAGTCATTGATTACTTACAGCTTATACCTTGGAGTAGCAAAGCTAAGAGCAAGGCCGAGGGTATTGCTGACATATCTCATAAGGTAAAACAGTTGGCACTTGAATTAAATGTAAGTGTAATACTGTTATCTCAAGTCAACAGAGAGGGAGCCAAGCGGGAAACCGGGCTGAGTCTCTATGACCTCAAGGATAGTGGAGACATCGAGAACGATGCTGACATTGTCCTTTTACTATGGCCAAAGAATGGTGACATAGAGGGAGCTAAATCCTCTGATGCCAAAGGGCCTTTCACTGACCTCCAATATACCATAGCTAAGAACCGAGAAGGTGAGCGTGGTGTAGGTGGGTACTTAAAATTTTATCACTGCTTAGGAAGATTTAAATAATGTTTAATAAAGATTTACTAAAACTTATCTGCCAATACTATGACGTAGAGGCTGATGAAGTAACCAATGCCGCACGTGGCACAACAACTATAATCAAAGTAAGAGACATTTACTTTTGGATACTATCAAGAAACCGGCACCTATCTCACTACGAGATAGCTAAGCTCGGTAAACGAGAACGCTCTAGTGTTACCTGTTCACTCAGAAGAACTAAGAGTAGAATACAAACTGACGAAACATTTAGGAGTGAAGTAATGGCAATCGTCAATGCTACATCTAGAAAAGAATTTGCAATTCAATAAATAAACTATTGACATAAGTAATAATTAATTCAACCTAATAACTGTTGCCGGTTTTTTTATCTGTTATTTGCCCGGCAACAACATTGTTCGTTGTAATGCGAGAAGAACTTAGGTTCCTTCTGTATATCAGAAAAGCTCAGTCCCGTTTCATCTACTTTGAGGGGCTGAGTTTTTTTGTTTACATATCCCGGAAGTAGGGAGCTAAATCCATCGGCTCAGAAATATTAGTTTCTCTTGGCCCTAAGTTTAAATTAATAAATGTCTCCGGGTTGAACTGAAGAACGGGGTCACCATAAATCATTGGTACTCTACCTCTTTCTTTTGACTGCCTAGTTTGTTTATCTTGCTGTGCTTTAGCACCGGGGCCATACCCGTAGTACCACAATGAATCATACGGCATTAAAGTTCTTATAATTTTCTGAGCATCTTCTGTCTCGAACTCACCCTCTACAACTTTCTTACCACCGAAGTATACTTGCTTAGACATTTCTAATGCTTGCAT